AAGAAATAACATGCGACACAGAGACTGTTATCTCTGAGTATTGCCAAAATTCGTTGTTCTTGTCTATATTCGCTAGCAGTCCTTTTTATTTCTAATTCGTGCTTCTTTCTTTTTGCCGATGATGGCTTTTCTAAAGGATTCAAAATCTTCCTTTGCTATATATTCGTATACCACTTCTGTATTGCTTGCTGCGAGATAGGCTAAACAGTCTGCTACCTCATTCCCTGCTAACCCAGAATGACCCCTTACTAAAACAGGGATAACGATATTATAATTAGTTGTAAGTGTTTTTATGTCTTCCCACAAGTCTTTGTGAGTGTCTAGAAGGTCTTTCCCATCTAGAACTCTTCTAAGACCAAAGAAGGTGTATTGGCTATCAGTAAAGACTTCAATCTCCTTGATACCAAAGTCTTTTGAAAAGTCTAATAATTTTAAGGTTGCTAATGCTTCTGCTCGATTGTTGGTTATATTACTAGGAATATGCTCACTCTTGATAAGGTGGTGCTTATGCCCGTAGGCAACAAAAGCAATCCCACCTAAGCCAGGATTTTTCGGGAACGTTGAACCATCTGTGTAAGCCCTCATTATTCGTTCCCTATAAACTCTTCTTCTACCCACATCCAAATATCATAAAGTACGTTTTCAACCGCCTCCTCTAGATATTTTTCGTGTATACTGTCTTGTCCCACGCTTTCTTTTAGAAATTCCCTTGTTGGTCTCACGTCTATTGTTACCCTCATCGGAATATCCAGAACGTCTATGTTTATTATTTTCTTCATTCTCTGTTATTACTCCCATTCTAGAAATACTTACGGGGGACTCTTTAGCTACCTCTAGAAGATTTGTGGGAAGAGAGGCTCTAACATATAAAGCCTCTCTCCACGCCCTCTCTATTGCATCTACAATAAGTTGTTTATCATGTAATTGGGTACTTGCGGGTAGCTCATTCTCTAGGTCTAGTACAAGTTTATACGCCCTACCGAGACTAAGCATAATTTCCGAAGAGATTACTGAACTATCTACGTGCTCCAGATAAGCAGCTAAATCCTTCGGGTGTGACCCGTAGTTAGGCATGGTTAGAAGGGAATAACCTCTTCGTTATCCTCTTCGTAAGACTCCCCTGATGCGTTTGAGTCTCCGCCAGAAGAAGACAGGCGAGACCAGTTCTGCACAACAAAGCTGTGAGAATAACGATTGTCTCCCGCATCTGTCTGATATTTTTGTTTTTGGTATTTGGTTACTACTGAAATCAAGTCACCCTTTGAGAGTACTTTAGCAATATTTTCTGCCTTGGTGCCAAAGAAAACAAGGTCTACCCAAGTAGTCTCGGTTTGCCACGTACCCTCAACCTTTCGACTCTCATTCACTGCGAGACCTACCTTAGCAAAAGCAGTGCCAGAGGCTGCATATTTCAGCTCTGGGTCTGCACCTAAACGCCCCTCAAATATACTTATATTAATCATAGTTTTTATCCTTTTCTCTAAATATTGACCTTATTCCTCAATTTTGATTGTAGGAATTAAGGAGATTGAACATGAACGCTTTACATCTTATCTTACGACCTACACCACCTCAGGCGGATGCTCTGCTAGATACAATGAGCTCTTTTAATAGTGCTAGGAACCTAGTTCTAAAAGAAGCCCGAAATTCAGATTGTTTTAACAAGTATAAACTTAGCAAAATATTTTATCATCAAGTTAAAAATGATTTTCTCCTTCCTTCTCAACTGGCGGTATCTGCGGTTACAACTGTTGTAGAAGACCATAAGAATAGAAGAACTCCTTACAACTACTCAAACACTGCTGATGTGTTTTATGATAAAAGAGTGGTGTCTTTCCGTAGTCTGTCAGTTGTTAGCCTATCTACTACAATCGGCAGGGTCAAGGTAAATTTTACTATTGATAAATACGTTCTATGGCAAGATACTCCTACCCAACTCGGCTCTGCAATTCTCAGATGTAGTCCAGAAAGAGAACTATCTCTTATTGCAATCTTACGAGAATGATTATACCACAGTTATCTATGTTTGTCAAGAGCGATTTGACAAAATAACCTATATATGGTATAATATAGGCAAGAGGAGATAAATATGACTAAACTTTATGAAGACTTAATGATTGAAGGGTTTGATGAGGATGTTACAGACAAACTCTTTGTCCGAACCCTGGTACATAGCTTACCCCCCGACAAGGTAGCAATTATAGCACTCAAGCTAACAGACTCATTTACTACTGAGGAGATGTCTGAGATATTAGGTATATCTACAGGCACAGTCTGGAGCAGATATAAGTCTGCTTTAAAAACACTTAAGAGAAATGTGGGGAATTCCCTATGAGACCTTCTTATCACAAATGCTTAGCCTGTGCTACTAACTGGATTACTTGGCAATTCGCAATATGTACCGATTGTGAGGGAAAGTATGGAAGCAGTTCTTTAGAGTGGGAGAAAAATGGTGCGGGGTGGTTGAGAGAACTTTGGAATATGGAACAAAGAGAAAGACGAAGGATTAAAAAACAGAAGTTCTATGAAGTGCCCCTAATAGATTATGATTATGATATAAAAGACGATGAGTAAAGAAATTACACCTTATACAGCCGACAAAGACATAACTTGGCAAGAGATAGTAAATGATTTAGTTGAGCAGATTGTTGGAGAAAATGTAGAAGATATTCCAGACAATGTTGTGAGAGCTACTGAATTACTCCTTACAGGTATGCCTTACTATAAGGTTGCACAAACGCTTGGTGTAACAGTAACTACGGTAAAAGGTTGGGTTAAAAAATACCCCCCTATGGCTATGGTGTTGCAAAGGGGTAGACCTCTTCTGGCAAAGTGGCGCATAGCTAAGCTGGAACAACAGTATTTAATGGCTATTGAAAAATCGCAAGAAATCTTAGAAATGGACTTATACTCTGGTGATAGTGATACTGAGGATAATGTAAGAGCCCCCAATGCTAAGCTTACTGGAGTAGTTGCTCAACAGGCTCGCTTCATCATAGAGCAGTTTACAAAAGTGAACAACGAAATTTCTCTGAAAAGTGATGGAGAGAGCGTTACTCTTAGCGCTACGGGAGATGCTCTGGACTATCTTGCACAAAAAATATCTGAGAATAGGGATAGGAATATTCCCATAGAGGCTACCTACCGAGTTATAGACGATAAGAATACTGCGGATAAGTATGCCCCTGTTTTAGACGAAAAGGGAAAGCCTTTTCACGGGGATATGGGAAAACTGACTATTAAAGAAGATGGTAAAATTCAGTGCCACATCTGTGGTAATTATTATACGAGCTTAAGTACACACCTTTACGGGAAACATGAAATTCCTCCAGACGTATATGAACTAACTTTCTTGCTTGAGGATGGGACAATAAAAGATGTCGAAGATTAATCCATCTGAGTTAGAATCAGCTTCTCTAAGAAATCCACTAATCTATGGAATTTCTTATATAGACCTTCTACAAAATAAAAAGTGGAGCGTAGATAGTAGATTGTGGCAAGAAGATATTTATGGAGCAGTTAATCCTTACATTATAGAAAAAAATCCGCTAGGACAGGCAAGAAGATTTACTGTTATGAAGTCTACTCAGTGCGGGTTATCTACTGCTGGATTAGTAAAGATGTTTCATTTTGCAGATTTATGGAATGTAAGGCTTATCTATACCCTTCCACGTAGACAAGACGTGACAGACTTTGTAGGTACTCGTATTGACCCTATGATACAAACCAGTAAGCGTCTGTCGTCTAAACTTGGACAGCCCGACTCAACCCGTGCTAAAAAGATTGGGAATTCTTATATCTTTTTTATGGAGTTATCTGTTGAGCCAAGAATGATGCCAGCAGACGCTCTTTACGTAGATGAGGTTGACCTTAGTGACCCAAAATATATGGCAACTGCTCAAAACCGTTTAGATGCTTCTAATTGGAAGCTAAATTATTTTTTCTCTACTCCCTCTCTTCCCAACTACGGGATTCATGGGTTATACTTAAAAAGTGACCAACGAGAGTGGATGGTACGCTGTCCTCACTGTGGCAAAGACCAAGTATTAGATTGGGATAAGAACTTACGCTATATTGGGTTGGAGTCTAACCCTAAAAAAGTATTCTATGGCTGTCAAGCATGTGATGAAGAGTTATCCATGCAGGACATTCAATTCAATGGTCGGTGGGTAGCTGCTCAACCTGCTCTTTCAGAAGAAAGTATAGGCTTCCATGTTTCACAGCTTATGACTCACAGCGCACCCGCACTTTGGGCTGCATTTCACGACCCACAGACAAATAGGATTGAGTTTTACCGTAAACGTCTAGGTAAGCCACTTGAGATAAGTGGGGGCGTAATTAATAGGCAAGACCTCCTTCAAAATTGTTTCCATAAATACCACGCTCCTGAAGAAAAATATGATGGTAAGAGTACTTATTACATGGGGGTAGACCAAGGGAATGAGTTGCAATTAGTAGTGGGGAAGGTTGTTTCTGGTGAAAGCAACCATATCAATATAGTTCATATAGAAGTAGTACCTTTTGAGGAGGGCTTCGAAAAAATTGGTAGGTTAATGGAGAGGTATAATATCAAACTTGCTGTTCTGGATGCTGACCCCAACAGACACTCAGCGATTGATATAAGAAGAAAGTTTCCTGGCAAGCTCGTAATTGCCGACTATATAACTTCTAAGGACAGGATAACACAAAAGAAGGATGAGAAGGATGTTCTAGTACGAGTAGGCTTAGGGCGCACCATCAGCTTTGACCACTTGTATGATATAATATTCAAGGGATTTTTCTCACTTCCTGGGTACCCCGATAGTATGTTGCCAGAGGTGGATAAACTTATTCAGCAAACTATATCTATTAGACGAGACGTGATTGAAGAGAATAAGCGGGATGGGAGTAAGCAGGTAGGTGTTTGGAGGGCTCTTGGACCAGACCACTTTGCTCATGCGCTCGTATACCTAAAAACCGCCTACGATTTAGACCATTCTGGAAACAAATTTAGGTTCAAGGTTCTTGGGAACGAAGAGCCTGACGATGAGCCAGAGGCTGTTGTTGAGGTAGATGATGAGGTTTATAAATATAATCCTGAAGGTGGCACCTCAGATAAGGGGGAGGAACCTACTAAAAAAGCCCGAATACGAATTATTTGACAAATTCTAAGTTCTGTGCTATACTAATAAAAGTTGCGGGTATGGTGTAATGGTAACACGCTATCCTTCCAAGTTAGTCTTATGGGTTCGAGTCCCATTATCCGCTTGACAAAACCACAACTCTGTGGTATACTTATGTCACAACTGAAGTCATTGATGGGATGGCGGAAGCAAATAGAAACTGGTTTGGCTTGGCTTAGCTGAGTACAAGTTGCCCATCGGACATGCCTCTAGACTAGGCGTTTTCCCTGATATATCATCCAGAGAATCCGAGCGGATATATCTTGTATTGAGGATTCAATTGAGCTTAGGCTCACTCCCGTCAGCGTTGGAGATACGAAGAATTGCTGGTAAAGCGCTACCTGGACAGCACCGAAAGGATAATTCGTATGTGGTTTTTTCCCCTTGAGACAGGGGAGAAGTGTATATAAGCCATGAGAGAAACAGAATAGCAATAATAAGCTATATAGATTAATTCTTAATAGAGTAATTAACTTAATAGAATTAATAAGTGTAAAGGATAACTATGACAATAAAGCCCGAAGAAATAAAATCTTTAATAATAGCTTTTAATGATAAAACCTATCTTTGTTATACAAGAGGAGCATTCGATAGTTGGAGAGTTACTTTTCTAGATTCAGAAGGTAAACAAACATCCTCACCCAAGGATACCGCCTTTTTTGATTATTTTATATCTCTTACACAGTATGGTAATACAAGAGAGCGTATTTTCAAAGAAATAAAAAGTCTATCTAGGCATATTAGTCACAACAGCCCTACGGAGTTAGAGTACCTTCGAGATGAGGTACTTATGGTCGGTGAATTACTAAGCATACCCAAAGAGGAGATACTAAAGTTTGAGAAGGCTACAATGTCCTTACTCGCTGCTATGTTATCAGAAGAGAAGAAGGCTTTCACAAAATTAGGCAAGAAGCTAAAGTTATTAGGTTTACATCAAGTTCTTATTGGCGGAATGGAGCCAAAAGTTGCAGCAAATTGGAGTAGAGGTAAGCCTTGGGTAGAGATTTTAGGCGAGTATAAACGATTGAAGGTTTAGTTTTGATTGTAGTAGTTAACAATTGAATATGAGATAGTACAGGAATGACGTGAAATTAAATGTTTTCTTATGGAGAATAAGAAACCCAAAACTTTGGTTTTGTAAAAGCAGATGCAAACATATACCCAAAAATACCAAATATTGTTTTCAAATTGACAAGAGGGGTTTTTGCAGATGTCCTTTTTTGGTACAAGAATCAGGACAAAAGGATTTGTGTGTTTATAAGGGCGTAGAGTTAGTTAGAAGTTTTCAGAAAATTTGTGAGATTAAGTAGAGTAGAGAGAGGCTTAAATGTTTAAAAAATCCAAACAGTTTTCCCAACTTAGTGTATTAGAGCTGAAACAAAATCATTATTATATTATTGTTGTTAAAGATGTGGATAAGGTCAAAGAGGTTGGTGAAGCCTTAGACAAGTTTTTGGGAAAGGGGAAAGATGCCCCTATGGTTTTGTTGCTTCCTGCGGATGAATTAGAGAGTATGAGGGTTGTAGAGATTGGATAAAAAAGAGATAATGTGTATGGCTTCTGGTGATGCGAACAAGGGAGTCATTACAAAAGAAGAGTGTTTACAGTGTGCTTTAGATAATGGTAATAATACTCCTTGTGGGTTTGATTATACACTACTAAAGTATATTTATGCTAAAGACCGCTATATGGCAGAAAAGGTGCATGTTAGTGATATTTTAGGCTGTCCAAGACAGGCATATTTTTCTAAAAAGTTTAGTCTTCCTATAGAGGCTCATAAGCAGTTAATAGTTACCTTTGGTACTCTTCAACATCAGATGTTAGAAGAGATGGAAGACAAGTACTATTCGGCTGAGAAAATATTAGCTAATAGTGGTATTGTAGGCACTACAGATGTTTATTATGAGGATGGTCGGATTGTTGATTATAAAACAACTCGTAATTTAGACAGACGTTATTTACCTAATAAGAAACACAAAATGCAAGTAAATATTTATGCTCACTTACTTAGACAAGAGGGCTACGAAGTTACTTCCGCTGCAATTCAATATATTGATTTTATGGGTCCTTCTAAGTGTCCGAAGCATAAAGCATTCGTTGTCCCAGGAAACAGGTATCCTAGATGCCCTATTTGTGATTTGGAACAGCCTGATTTTCATTTAGGAGCTATGTTACTTGAAATTGAATTACTACCTGAGAGTGATGTGGAAGAGCTTATTAAAGAGAAGTCAGTATACTTACAAAACGCTCTTGATAATGAAATCATTCCAGAGCCTACCCCAGACTTCCTTTGTAGGTACTGTCCTTACGTAAGTTGGTGTCAAGAAGGTCGAGACTCTATCTATGTGTAACAATTTTAGTTTATGTTGTTATGAATTGATTGTAGCAGAAAGAAGACCTATTGATAATTTACGGTTAAAGGAGTGATACGTTGGAAATATACGTGGCAGGTGCTAAAAAAGAGAGCACCAAAAGACCTAAGATGGTTTCCACAAAAGCACTTGGTAGTGAACTTGTTCAGTCTTATCTAGGTAACGAAGCGCCTCAACTAACCAAAAAGTATAACCAATTTTGGGATTTGATGGATGTTATTGAACAGCATGGTTACTTAAAGGCATCTATTAGTGCGGTTGGAAGAGGGGCTATTGGCGCTTGGTGGCAAATATCCGAACACTCTCTCTATATGGGAGAGGGACAAGAAGCTGATAAAAAGAAGCTGTACGACTTTTATAGTTCGAACAGGCGGAATTGGGATAATATAAAAGATTATCAAGGCATGACTTATAAGATTGTGGCTGCTGCCATGTATCTGAAGTATTTCGGTCAAGCTGCCTTTTATATAGTAAGAAATAAGAGGGGAACACCTATAAGTTTAGATTTCTTACATGGATTAATAGTTCCTAACGTAGATTCACAAGGCTATTTTAAGACCCCCGCTTTTTATCAATTTACAGAACGTCAAGCTCTTAAGAAGGTAGAGTTCTCTTCTGACGAGATAGTCTTTATATCTAATCCAGATATGAGGGGAAACCCTATTGGTGGTAGTGATGTAGAATCTCTATCTCAATTTAGTTTACCTACCGATATTTATTTAATGGCTGCTGCCAGAAACTATCTTCAGAACGCTGATATGCCTGAGGCGATTTGGGAATTGCCAGAGAATATTACCGATGAGGCTTTTAATGAGTTTGCTGAGGTTATTGCTCAACGTTATCGGGGAGCAACAAATGTTGGAAGGAATCCTATGGTGGTTGCGGGAGAGCTCAATATTAGAGAGCTCAGACGTATGCCTGAAGACCTGCCTTATGCGGATAGTCGTGAGATTGCCAGAAATGAGATTATAGCTGCGAGTGGTTCCAGCTCTGTTAAATTGGGGTTGGCAGAATCACAGAGTCAGGCAAACATACGAGAGTTCAGGCAAGAATTCCTTGAGAGTACTCTTATACCTATCTTTAGAATGATAGAGGTTGCTTTCTATGAACAAATACATCGAAGACATTTTGATATTAAAGAGTGGATGTTTAAGTTTGAGCATCCTGATTTCCTAACAACAGTGGAAGAAGCTACTGTCCATATGCGCTATCTCCAAACAGGGGTCAAAAACCCCAACGAGGTTAGGGCAGAACTAGGCTTAGCCCCAAGAGAAGGCGGGGAAGAATTTCATAATATCTCACAACTTTCTTCTCAAGGCTCTCCTCCAGAGGGGAGAGAAGACCGCCCCGATAAGCCTTCTAACACTGGTGAGCCTACTATTGATGACCAAGACCCCCCAAGAGGCGACCAACATGATGAGCCCAACCGTCCCAGAGCACTCAGTCTAAGTATAGACAAGGACATTCTCATAGATGAACTTTATACTATGAGGGACTTTACTATTGGTAGAATTAAGAAGGGAATGACTCTGAGAGAGTTCAAGTCTGATATTATTCCAGAGGACATAATAGGATTAGCTAATGAATTTATTTTACAGAAATCTTGGAATATAAACGAGGTTGATGTAGTAAAAGAATATTTTAACGATGCAATAGATTTAGTGAAGGAGAGTTGAGAATGCCTTACCAAACACCTTGGTTATGTGTAAATAATGATTGTAATCATGCTTTGGGTTTTGTTAGTGGAGGAGAATTTACTCCTGCCGATGATGTAATGCCCTCAGACATTTCTACAAGAGGTTCTAATTTAATTCTTAAGTGCCCTGAGTGTGGTACGATTAAGACTTGGTATACCAGTGACCCCCTTGTGCGTACCATGAATCAGCTTATTGAAGTTATGGCGGATTCTGTAGCTAAAAGAGCTATTCATACACTACACATCCAAACAAAGTAGTATTTTTTTGTATGGAACTAATAAACAGTAATTGAAGATTATGATGATGGAGATATAAATTATGACATACGGTAATAGTGGAGTTTACCATACTAGAGCAGGTGGAAGTTACGCAATAGGTACAATAATTGACCAGTATTTAGATGAAGAAGATACAAGTCTCTTGTATGAACGCTGGAAAGACAAGTGGGCTCTTCCCTTAGAATACCCAGGAGCGCAGTACGCAATCACTTGTGATATGATTGCAGAAGCACCTTTAGATGAGTTAGTAGCAGTTTATGGGAAAAAGAGGTCACTTAGATATATTGAAGCAGCGCAACATGCGCCTACTTTATAAGGAGCTTTTATGAGTAGCAAGAAACAAATTCAAAAAAGTATGTATGGAATCTTAAAGGATTCTGGTTTTAGGAAAAACGAAAAAGGTAATCTAGTTGTTAACGGGTATTTTACCTCAGACAATCGGGATATGGCTGGAGACGTTATTACTAGAGATGCTACCGAGCGGGCAATTCCTCTTTATAAGCAGTGGGGAAATGTCCGTTATTTACATACACCAAAACCAGTGGGTAAAGTACGTAGAATTGGTGTTCAGGATGGGCTTGCATGGAATGAGGCTGAAATTGAAGTTATTGACCCTGATGCAATCTTTCAAGTAGAGAATGAGCTACTTACAGCGCTCTCTGTTGGAATTCTCGTTGATTTTAAGGATATTGATTTCGATGAGGAAACAGGTGGATTTATAATTAAAGATTATACTCTTGCGGAGATTTCTTTAGTAGACCATCCCGCAAACTACGATGCAAAACTCAAGGACATTGTTCTTGATGCTGATGCACGCCATCTAGCTCTTCAATATGGGTTGGATGGGTTAGCTAACCATATTGGAGGAAAAGAAATGACTAAGAAAGAAAAAGATGTTATTGTGGAAGAGGAAATTCTAGAAGAGGAAGAGCCTGAACTTGAGCTTGAACTTAGTGAGGAATCCCAAGAGGTTACGGAAGAGGAAGTAACCGAAGAACTTCCAGAAGAACTAGAAATTGAATTCGAAGAGGTTGTAGATGAGTTGGAAGAAGATATTGATGATTCTGAAGACGAATCTCAAGAAGAGATTGAAGAAGTTGAAATTATCGAAGCATCTGCTGAACCTGAAGTAGAAAAAGAACTTACAGAAGAAGCAGAAATCATCGAAGAAGAAACTCTACAGGAAGAAGTTCCTGCTCAAGAAGATGACTTACAAAAAGCGATTTTGGAGATTAATGCAGCTTTGAAAGCTTTGGTAGAAGCACAAAAATCAGGTAAAGGTTCTGAGGAAGAACAAGAGACCGATGATGTTGAACCTCTACAAAAGCAATTAGATGCAATTAGACAACAAAATGAGGAGCTTACAAAGCGTCTGGAAGAGTTAGAAAACTCAATTCCTGCCGAGCGCAAAGGGTTAATAGAGGAGACCAATCTCCAAGACCTTGACAAAGATGTTGAGGAAGAGGATGTTGAGGAAAAACCAACCTTGAGAAAAGCCCTTAGAGCACATTTCGATTTAGAATAGGCTATAAGCCAATTATTATAATAGGAGAAGTATAAAGATGTTAACAGAACTACGCAAAGCACTAGTATCTACGGGTGATGGTGCAACGCTTCTGCCTTATGATTTAGACCCCGTGCTACATGAAGAGCTTTTGCTCATTCAACCCTTAGCACAGCTTCTAGAGACCATCCCTGCGGGTGGTAAAGTGCATGAGTATCGTAAGAGAGTATCACACCCAACTGCTTGGTTTGAAGGCGAATTAACCCCTCAAAATCCAGCAAACTCAACTTATGAAGCCAAGATGGTGACAATGAAAATCCAACGTATTTGGGGTTCAGTGTCGGGCTTCCAACAAGCTATGAGTGAAGCATTTATTGACTCTCTGGAAACAGAGTTATTTGGTAGCCTTGAGGGTATGGCTAACACATTAGAGTTCGGTCAAATGTATGGCGTTTCAAACGACATCGGTTTCACTGGTGACGCTCTGCAATATACTGGATTTATTCCACGTATTTATGCTTATGCTCCTCAGAACGTTGTTGATGCAGGTGGAGACAAAATTACACTTACCGATTTGGATAGCGTTATCTCGAAAGCTTTCGGTTTTCGTGGTGCAGCTCGTGACCCGCGACTTTGGATGATGTCCAAAGCTATGAAGCTCGTTGTTGAAGGTCTTCAAACTCGTGTACAAATCCCTCTACGTAGCCTAGAGCTATATGATGGTAAGCTGATTATGGATTCCTATGCGGATATTCCGATTTTGGAAACCGATTATTTGAAACCAGCTACAACCAGCCCATCACCAACTGTATCTGCTACCGCAGGCGCAGGCGGAACTCTGCCTGATGCAATCTATAAGTATCGTATTTCATCTGTAACGATGACAGGCGAACAGGTTGCAGGTGCTCAAGATACCGCTACCACAGCAACCACCAATAACTCGGTGGCGCTAGCTTGGACAGCAGATGCTAACGCTGTTCAATACATGATTTGGCGTGGTGTTGGTGCAGGAGCCTTTGCCCTTTTGGACATTATTCCTGCCAAGACCTATGATAGTAATGGTACTGTCAATGGTGTTATTCAAGCTTACACCGACAATGGCTCAAAAACCGCTATTGCCGAAGTTAAACCTCTGGAAGCTGGCGAGCAAATGATTGTTCTGCTCAACCGCAATCCTAGACGGGGCATTGGTCTTTTAGGTAAAGTTGACGATATGGGTCGCCCTGTGGACACTCTGTTCCGCTACGTTGACTTAGCTCGTACCAAAGATACCTACGACTACATGATTAAGGGCTATATTGCTCAACGTGTAGTATACCCCGAATTGATGGGTATTGTAAGACACGCTAAATTAGCATAAGCTTTACGCTTAACTTATAAGTAATTAGAATAAAGGGCGAGGCGATTAACGTTGCCCCGCCCTTATTAGAAAAAGTAAGAGGATATTTATGTCAGGGATAGACCCAATTGTACTGGACATTGGCTTAGAAATTATTAAAGCTATTTTAGGGGTAGCTGTGCCTGCCATGACCATAGCTCTAACTTTCTATGCTAGAAAAATAAACCACAATCTCAAAATGAAGACCCTTAAGGATGAGATAGAGAAACTAGTTGACATAGGTGAGGAGACCCAGTTTTTTCGTCTTATGGATAAGAAAGAACAACAAGAGCTTCTGCTAGATAGTATGAAAACTTTCGTAATAGGTAATGAAATTAATATTTCCGAGAGTCAGCTAATACTTTTGATAGACAGGGCTATGAATTCTAAGCAGAACCTCAAAATGAGATTTCAACTACTAAGTATGAAAGGAAAACAACATGAGTAACAGTATTGTATCACTTTTTAGAAGTAGAGCCTTTATCACCGCTGTTTTTGGTGTAATTACGGTTCTTGTAATGCGCTATCTTAATGTACCAGATGATGTATGGGTTTCGGTTTCTGCTGTTATTATAATTGCCATCTCACACTTTACAGTGGATGACTTAGGCAAGACCATTGGTAGAACTATTGCTCTCACAATGAGAGAAGGGCACACCGAAGAATAATTATTAACTAAAGGAAGATAATGATTGAAAAACAAGTAGAGCGTAAGTTTGGTCGTATTGAGTCTCCGCCCGATTACAGAGACTTTCATCTTACAAACTTTATACCTATTACCTTAGAGCCTTCTCCTAAATCACGTGTTTGGGAATACCCCTATTCTTGGGAAAGCATTCTTGACCAGAAGAGTTCTACTCACTGTGTTGGTTTCTCTATGGCAAACTTTGGCATAAATCTGCCTACATTTACTCCATATACCAATCAAGATGGTCACGATTTTTATTATCAATGTAAGGTTATTGATGGTAATCCTAAGAGTGAAGAAGGTAGCACTATAAGAAGTGCGGCTAAAGTTCTTAGAAACGTAGGAGCAATTGAGGCATATGCCTTTGCTTACAACCTAGACCAAATTAAGTGGTGGTTGCTGAATAAAGGACCCATTATTGTAGGTACTGTGTGGAATTCTAATATGATGTTCCCTGACGAAAACGGGGTAATTGGTATTGGCGGTTCTCTCATGGGAGGTCACGCCTACTTACTCAATGAGTGGACAGAAGACGATTACATTGGTTTTCAGAACTCTTGGGGAGGTGGTTGGGGGGTTGATGGGAAGGGTTATATCAAAGCTACCGACTTTGCTAAACTTTTTGCTGACAGGGGAGAGGCTATGACTGCTGTAGAACTAGAAAACTATATGGTAGCCCAAGACCCTTGGTTTATTAAAATAATCAAAAGTATTATTAAGGCGATAATCCTTCATTTCTCTTAAGAGGAACTTAAATGAGCTGGACTTTATGTAGTAAAGAGCAAGTAACATCAATATATAAGATTCCTCAAGCATCTTTGGATGATTTCTGGTCTGACACTGTGGAGTCCATGATAAGGGGTTATTTACGTGCCCCTTATCTTGGGCTTGATGCGACAGTAATTATAGAGAAGCATAGTGGGGATAATACACCTGTAATAGCTCTTAATAACGTTCCTGTTACTGGTGTATCTTCTATATCTGTTAGAGTTGGTTCTGCTATAGAAAAAGCTGTAATGGATTCTAGTAGGTATGATATAATTACAACAGGCGTTGCTCTTATAGATGGTACTGTATTTCCAAAAGGAATCCTTAACATTGAAGTTACTTATACTACTGGTGGTGTTGAAGTAGCCCCTAAAGTGTCTCTCGCGGCAGCTACTATGGTAGCTTCTATTGCTATTTATGAGGGCAGAGCGGGTACCGATGGCTCTCTAAAATATGGAGACCTACCTACTTTTCTTGGTGGAGATAGTAGTGTAAAGGATGTTGGTATGGTAACTTATCTGAAATACATTATGACAGAGATGCTTGATAAACATCAAGTAAGGATAAGATAATGATTGGGTACACTGCCTCAGAACAAGCGGTAATAGATGAGTTAATAAGCTCCTTTCCTGAGCTTAATGAGTTTAATTGTAAGGCGGGGAATATTGATTCTATTATAAATTATATGTATCGCTCTCCCGCTAAGCATGGGGCATTAGTTGACTTTATTGGTGGTCAGAGAAAAAAACCTGAAAACTTCAATGCGTATATATGGCAGTGGAATATACTTATTACTATTTTTGTTCGCATAGACCTTGTTACGATTGAAGATGATGTAAGGGAGATACTGGACACCCTTGCTAATTTTGCCGAAAAGAATAGAACTCTTGGAGGAAAAGTAGTAAAGTTTGACCTATCTTATATTGATAGAGTCCAGCAGGGGCACGTAGGAGATAAACCTCTTAGCTGGATACCAGTTACTACTTACGTTTGGGATAAATAAGGAGATATAAATGGTAGAAAATTATGATTTAGAAAATATTCCAGGCTTGGGTGAGAAGAAAGCGGAACAGCTTCATCAAGAGTTAGGTATTACTACAATTGATGAACTTGAGCAGGCTTTAGAAGCAGGGTGGGTAGATGAGTTAGATGGTTTTGGTCCCAAGACAATTGAGAATCTGAAAAAGGCAGTCCGAGAACTTATGGAGGCTGAGGACGATTCTTTTGAAGAAGAAGACATCGAAATTATTGTCGAAGAGCCTATTGTCGAAGAGCCCTCATTCTCTGAGCCTCAGGAGTATACTAACAGTTTTAAAGTTACAAACAGGGTTGTTGACCGCCTTTTTACTGACGTATCCACGAGAGTAAGAAACAAATATGATTACATTATTGTAACTGCGGATAAACACTATGTAAGAGAACAAAGAATCAATTTCTTGTTTGCCCTAGTTATAAATATGGCAAAGCAAGGAGCAACTATTAAGTTTCCAGAAGAGTTTTTCAATGACATGCCTGAGGCATATGTTGAGGATGGTTACTGGATAATTGAAAAAGGAGAATAAATATGGCTGCAATTGTTGGAATTGATGCCTCTGTACTTATTGCAGAAGTTAGTGCGGGGCAGTTCAATAGTGGTGCGGGTGGGCTTCCTCAGGCAGATGAACTTCCTACTTGGAATCCTGCGACAAAGGTGTGGAGTTGGGCGAATCCTGATGCCCTAACTACTCCTCTTGACGTAAGCCCTTGGATGGAATTACCAGAAAGAAATGAAATTTCTCTAAGTATTTCTGTTGATGTGGCTGAGCACAGACCTTTTGTTGCCTCTCTAGCAGATGCTTGGGTAGGTAAGGCTCGTACATGGATGGATTGGTCGGGTAGTCTTAGTGGTTTTTATGACGATGCGGATGACTCCATTTTCAATACCATGAAGGCGGGTATGGCTGTTTGGATGATTATGTTTGATAGTCGTGCTAGAGAAACCACAGGAACACCTAGCACTTATTGGTTTGGAAAGATTTTATTGACCTCTGTTGACCATACAACAGGCTCGGAAGATTTCTCAACCCTTGATGTTGACTTCGAGGGTGCTGGCAAATTACTCCGTAGTGCTGTAGCATAGTTAGAGGATAAGGAGATATAATATGGCTGCAATTGTTGGAATAGATGCTGCGATTCTTACTGCCCCACTAGGTACCACTGTACTCCCTTCATGGGATAGTACAGGGGGAGCGTGGACATTAGGAGCTTGGGCGTTGTTACCAGAGCGTAACGAACTGTCAATCAGTATTGCTGTAAATGTAGCGGAACACCGCCCATTTGTAGATAGTCTTGAGGATGCGTGGGTTGGAAAAGCTCGTACATGGATGGATTGGAGTGGTTCATTCAGTGGTTTTTATGATGATGCAAGTGATAGCATCTTCAATAATATGAAAGCGGGCTTAAAATTACAAACCATCATTTTTGACTCTCGGCTAACTGCTGTAACGGGTGCACAAACCGACTACTGGTATGGAGCAATTCTGCTTACTTCGGTTGACCACACTACAGGTAGTGAAGACTTCTCAACCTTAGATGTTGATTTCGAAGGTGCAGGACCGCTTTACCGCTCTGCAACAGCATAAGGTTTGTTGGTATAATAAAGGAGAGATGTAATGGCACTTCAATTTTCTGTTAGTGTTCGTAATGCCCGTCTTGATGCTATCGAGACCGCAGTTGGAGCATCTGCAATTCTAAAAATTAGAACAGGCTCCGCTCCAGCGAGTACCTCAGAGGCGGATTCTGGAGACGTTCTTGCGACTCTTTCTTTGCCTGCTGATTGGATGGCAAACGCTGCTTCAGGCTCGAAAGCCAAGTCAGGCACTTGGGAAGACGTTAGCGCAGACGCTTCTGGTACTGCGGGTCACTTCCGTATATATGCTTCAGATGGTACTACGTGTCATTTACAGGGTACTATCTCAATGGCTGGCGGTGGTGGTGATATGATTTTAGATAACACTAATATCGCATCGGGTCAAGCGGTAAGTATTACTAGCTTTACCCTTACAGATGGGAACGCTTAGTACAAATATACACACAACGCATAATACATTTAGCGGGAATCCTACTGTATAGGTATTTCCGCTTTTTGTTTTGATTGTAGAGAATAAAGGAGAAGGCACAAATGGATGATAGAATAGATTCACAAGTACTTGCTAATCGAATGAGTCCTCAATTAGAGGAGTCTGAATTAAATCTAAGATTTAGTCAAGAACCGCCTGCTAATTGGACAATAGGAATTGATGTTTCTCATTGGCAGGGATACATTGATTGGAAAAAAGTTGCTTCCAAAGGAATTAGATTTTCCATTACAAAAGCCTCTGATTTTTACAGAGACCCTGCCTACCCAACGGGGTGGGTTGATATAAGAGCGGTAGAAAATCATAAAGGCGCAGAAGACAATAATCTCTTTACTGGTGGTTACTGTTGGCTACAACCTAGACAAGACCCTAAATTACAAGCCCAATTTTACTTAGATAATTTTTATACTAAGTATCCTACGAGCTTTCCTCCAGTTTTGGACTTTGAAGATAACAATGTAATTAGCTGGAGTGATATGCTCTGGAGAGCGCAAGTTTGGCTTGAAACTGTAGAAAAACAAACGGGGAGAATACCTATTGTATATACAAGCCCAGGATATATGAGTAAGTTTGATAAAAGAAAGACGGGGTTTCTATCTCGTTATCACCTATGGCTGGCTCATTATATTCAAAGACCCTACCCGACTGTTCCTTTTCCTTGGACAGATTGGCGCATCTGGCAATACTCTGATAGAGGACACTACCCATACTATATTTGGAATGACCAACTACCTGCAAGAGGAAAAGAATATGGAATTACTTCTTATCTTCTCGATATGAACTGGTATCAAGGAACAGAGAAAGAACTGAGTGAGTGGCTTGGAGAGGAGTATGTGGAGCCAGCACCTGTTGAGCCAGAACCAGAACCAGAGCCAATTAATTACGGGAAGGTGCTTGCTTGGGTTCTTAATGTTCGTAGTGGTGTAGGAGCCTCTTACCCCGTTGTTCGGACAATAAAAAGAGATGATTTAGTATCTATCTTTGAGACGAAAAGTGGTTGGCATAGAATCGGGGACAACGAGTGGGTATCGGGAGATTGGGTAAGGATAGTTAATGATGGTGGTTTCCCTGTTAATCCTCCAGCCGATGATAAAAAATTATTTGATGCTAAGTGTGTCGCCTATTTTCTTTATAAGCGAGCTGCTGCAAACAACTTTTCCACCATAAAAGGCTTTCTCAAAAGAGGAGATATAGTCCCTGTTTATGAAGTAAAGAATGGGTGGTATAGAATTGAGCCAGAAGAACAAATTTGGGTAAGTGAGTCGTGGATGCAAAAGATTTAGTTCTTACCCGAACTAGGTAAAGATTAAAATTTAGGAAGTGACGAACCACTAGAAAAATAAAGTAAAAATAGGGATAGCGATTGAAGCTAGGTAGTAGTGAAACTCACTGAGAAAGCTGTGGCGATGACAGCAAATTTAATAACTAGCGTAGGATTAGTGTGCTGAGGCAGTCCAAACTTATACTGATATTTAAGCCCTAGTCCGAAAACTAGGGCTTATTATTTATGAATGGAGAAATAAGAATGTCTAAAGAAATGATTATTGTAGGAAATAGCGAGTATCCCTTGGTAAAGAAGGGAAGAGCGCAAGCAGAGCAGG